AATTTTAATACCATAACCAGAGTTCTTAAAAATAAAGAATGGAGCAAAGTTCCTGATGCTTTATATCTTTATAGAAATCCTGGTACTAATGTAGAACCTGGACTTGCCAGAAGAAGAATTGCTGAAGGTAATCTTTGGAAGAAATTATAGGATGTAAGGATAAGCAATACCCTCATTTAACATTCTTTCATTGACTGTGACTGGATCACCGACACAATAAAGAGTTCCAAGTATTCTTCCGTACTTGTCTTCTTTATGAGTTTCGATGATCCATTCACCTTCCTTTGCAAGTTCTTTTTCTAACCACAGTCTTGCATCAGTTCCTTTTTTCTTTTCTTCTAAATCTTTAGTTCTTGTCTCTGCTGCATTAATATCTTTGAGACGAACTCTTTGGCGAATTGTGATATTAAAACCTAAATCAATATCAACATCAACAGTGTCTCCATCAATGACTCTGTGAATCCTTTTGATCTTGTATTGATACATTTTCCTGATTTGCGATGAGTAGGATTTTGTAGATTGCCCAAGCAACACCAATCAAACCAATACCGAGTAAAATATTAACTGACCAGACAACTTCTTTCACTTTTTGAAGTATTTATCTTTTTGTTGATTGTCTTCTTAATAAATAGTATTATCTAATAATAGTAAATATAATATTTTAATGTCTTCATTTTCTTCTGTACAAGGGACACAAGGACTTCAGGGAAGACAAGGTCTTCAAGGAGATAAAGGAACTCAGGGTGCTCGCGGAAATGTTGGTGCTATTGGGCGTCAAGGAACTCAGGGTTCTCAAGGAACTCAGGGTTCGCAAGGTGTTCAAGGATTAAGTAATCAGGGTACTCAAGGAACTCAGGGAACACAGGGATTACAGGGTCCTCAGTCAACTCAAGGAACTAGAGGTGGGCAGGGATCTCAAGGTGTTTTTGGTAATGTAGGACCTCAGGGATTACAGGGACTTCAGGGTGATATTGGAGTTCAAGGATCTCAGGGGTTGCAGGGAGATCAAGGTACTCAAGGTAGGCAGGGTACACAAGGTAGACAAGGTGTTCAAGGACTCCAAGGTGATCAGGGTGTTCAGGGTGATCAAGGTATTCAAGGTATTCAAGGTGACCAAGGAATTCAAGGAACGCAAGGACTTCAGGGTAGGCAGGGGATAATAGGTAGACAAGGCACACAAGGTGCTCAAGGTACTCAGGGAGTTGGATCTCAGGGTAGACAAGGGACCCAAGGACTTCAGGGATCTCAAGGTAGGCAAGGGGCGCAAGGATTTCAAGGTACACAAGGTATCCAGGGATCTGGTTCTCCAGGCAGTCAGGGTACTCAGGGTGTACAGGGTAAAGAAGGTAATCAGGGTACTCAAGGAAGACAGGGAACTCAGGGACTTGGAAATCAAGGTACTCAAGGTTTAGGAAATCAGGGTACTCAAGGAAGACAGGGACTTCAGGGATTAAGTAATCAGGGAACTCAGGGTGTTCAGGGGCCTGCAGGTACTGGTGGAGGTGGAGGTACTTTCTCTAGAGTTTCTGTTGCTGCTACAACTGGAACCATTAGTCCAGGATCTTCTGCAAATTTAAATATTAATGGATATAAAACTTATAGTCTATTAAAAGTTGGTATTAGTAGTGCTGCTTGGGTTGTCATTTACAGTGATAATGATTCTAGAACTAATGATTCTTCTAGAAGTTATTTGTCTGATCCAACTCCAGGTAGTGGTGTAATCGCAGAAGTTCGTACTACAAACCCAGGAATTAGTACATTTTTAATTACTCCTGGCATAATAGGGTGGAACAATGATGTTTCGGTTGGAAGTACAATATATGCAAAAGTTACAAATAATGAATCTTCCAGCGCAGCAATCACAGTTAATTTAACAATTCTCCAATTAGAAACCTAATATGGAAGACTATGTTGTTACAGTCAAAAAGGGAACAGATTTAGATCAATTTTATAGTGATATGGAAACCCCTGGGGGTTGTGACTGTATCCCAGAAAGAGAAGTAGAATGTTGTAATAGAAGGCCTATTAGTAGAAATACAAATTATATACTTTCTGCTGAAGAAGCTGAAACACTTAAAAATGATTCAAGAGTTTTAGATGTAGTTCCTCAAAGGGTAATTGATAGTGTTGTTATAAAACCTTTGTGGACGCAAACATCAACAGATTGGGATAAAAGTACTAGTATTTCAAGTACTAATAAAAATTGGGCATTGTATAGATGTATTACTGGATCTCAAAGTTCAAATTGGGGATCTAATGGTACATTTGATCAAAGTGGAACGATAACCACAACAAGTTCTGGAAAAAATGTTGATGTTGTAATCGTAGATGGGCATTTGGATGAATCTCATCCAGAGTTTGCAGTCAATGAAGATGGTACTGGTGGAAGTAGAGTTATTGAATATAATTGGTATAGGCATACAAGCGAACTTGGTTTAGGAGCAAATGGAACATATGTTTATCCTTCTGGAAGTAGTTTGTTAAATGGTGATGATAATCATGGAATGCACGTTGCAGGAACTGTATGCGGAAATACTCAGGGGTGGGCAAGAGATGCAAATATTTACAGCATAAGTCCTTACGCATCTAATCCAAACACACTTGCCGCTAATTATATTTTTGATTATATTCGTGCTTGGCATAATAGTAAACCAATAAATCTATTGACTGGTAGAAAAAATCCAACTATTTTAAATAATAGTTGGGGATCTTCATATAGTATTCCAAGATCGGGAATTACCGTTAATTACAGGGGAACTGATTATAGTTCTCCAACTAATACTGCTTTAATATCTTATGGAATTAGAGAATTTGATACAAATAATGTTTATGTAAATGCTTACTTAACTTCATATATTGTTGATCTGGAAGATTCTGTTGATGATGGAATTATTTTTGTTGGTGCTGCTGGAAATGAATATACAAAAATAGATGTTGAGGGTGGAATAGATTTTAATAATTATGTTAGGTATAGTGGATCAAATTATTACTATCATAGAGGATCTTCAAATAGTTCTGGTTCCAGAACTGGAGTTGGTGGACAAAGACTATCTGTTTGTGTAGGTGCTTTGAGTTCTCTAGTTAATGAATCAAAGGCAGTTTTTAGTAACTCTGGTCCTAGAGTTGATATCTATGCACCAGGAGTAAATATTATTTCTTGTTTACATACTTCTGGTGGTGGTGTAACTGTAGTTAATGATCCAAGAAATAGTTCATATAAATTAGGAAAATATCAAGGAACTAGTATGGCATCTCCCCAAGTTTGTGGAGTTCTTGCTTGTGTATTAGAGCAGTATCCAAATATGAATCAGGCAGATGTTCATGAATATTTGAATCAACATTCAACTAAAAATCAAATAACATCAACTAATGGTGGATATAGTGATAATACAGATCTTCAGGGGAGTGATAATGAATACTTGTTTTATAAAAAGGAAAGACTAGAAGATGGAGTTTCTGTTCCTAGATATTCATATGGATCTCGTAGAGCAAATGAAAATGGAATTAAATATCCAAGAACTAGTATGAGAATCACTAAAACCGTTTAAGAAGACCAGTTGATCAACTGTCATACCCCCCTTGACGGGGGTATTTTTTTGTGTTAATATAAATACATCAACAAGTTAAGAAATGTAAAGTTTCTTAAAAGTTGTGCTCCCGTTTAACCGAGACCTATGGGAGGGTAAATACGTCTCTCATTATACCTTCACTTGAGGGTAGTGAAGGAAATAACGTAAACTGGCAATCCCTATGCCTCTACTTATTTCTCTTAAACAAAAATGACTGCTTCAATTGCTCAACAACGATCTACTTCCACTTGGGAACAATTCTGCGAGTGGGTTACTTCAACGAACAACCGCCTCTATGTTGGTTGGTTCGGTACTCTGATGATTCCAACGTTGCTTGCCGCAACGATTTGTTTCATCGTCGCCTTCATTGCTGCACCTCCTGTAGACATTGATGGTATCCGTGAACCAGTTGCTGGTTCACTCCTGTACGGAAACAACATCATTTCAGGTGCTGTTATTCCTTCAAGCAACGCCATCGGCTTGCACTTTTATCCCATCTGGGAAGCTGCTTCGCTTGATGAGTGGCTTTATAACGGTGGTCCTTACCAACTGGTAGTATTCCATTTCCTCATTGGCGTCTTCTGCTATATGGGTCGTGAGTGGGAACTTTCCTATCGTTTGGGTATGCGTCCTTGGATTTGCGTAGCATATTCCGCACCTGTTGCTGCTGCTACTGCTGTGTTCCTGGTTTATCCTTTCGGTCAAGGTTCTTTCTCTGATGGTATGCCTCTGGGTATCTCTGGTACTTTCAACTTCATGCTTGTGTTCCAGGCAGAGCACAACATCCTGATGCACCCCTTCCATATGCTTGGAGTTGCTGGTGTGTTCGGTGGTTCTCTGTTCTCTGCGATGCACGGTTCTCTGGTTACTTCCTCTCTGGTTCGTGAAACCACTGAGAATGAGTCGCAGAACTATGGTTACAAGTTCGGTCAAGAAGAAGAAACTTATAACATCGTTGCCGCACACGGTTACTTTGGACGCCTTATTTTCCAATATGCTTCGTTCAACAACTCTCGTTCGCTGCACTTCTTCCTCGCTGCCTGGCCTGTTGTAGGTATCTGGTTTACTGCTCTTGGTGTTAGCACCATGGCATTCAACCTGAATGGATTCAACTTCAACCAGTCGATTATTGACTCTCAGGGTCGTGTGCTCAACACTTGGGCTGATGTACTCAACCGTGCTAATCTGGGTATGGAAGTGATGCATGAGCGTAACGCTCACAACTTCCCTCTGGACCTTGCTACTGCTGAAAGCACCCCTGTTGCTCTCACTGCTCCCGCAATCGGTTGATATAAAACTTAATAACTGATATAATTAAGAGGGTATAACAACCCTCTTTTTTTATGCTTTATATTTTTTCTAAAACAGAATGCGGTCCTTGTATTCTCGTCAAAAAGTATTTTAAAACTATGGAAGACCCAAGGACAGAACAAATTAAAGAAATTCTTCTTGACGATGGATGTGCCGAAGAAGATCTTCAGTTTGCTAAGAAATATGGAGTCACCGCAACTCCTACTCTTTTGGTTATCAAGGATGATGAAGTAATTGAAGAGTATATTGGTGGAGTTCCTATCACACAAAACATCACCAAGATTTTAGGTAACTATACTGATTGACTTCCAGATTAAGAAACGTTACAATAAATATTACAAATCATTACGGAGGATTGATGGTTTCGTCAACACTTTCACAACCAATTTCACAAAGGGGGTGGTTCGATGTCTTGGATGACTGGCTTAAACGAGATCGCTTTGTATTTGTGGGCTGGTCTGGACTACTTCTTTTTCCCACTGCTTATTTGGCCCTTGGTGGCTGGCTTACTGGCACAACGTTTGTTACAAGCTGGTACACCCACGGGTTGGCGTCTTCTTACCTTGAGGGTGCTAATTTCCTCACAGCAGCTGTTTCGACGCCTGCAGATGCTATGGGTCATTCTCTTCTTCTACTTTGGGGTCCTGAGTCTCAAGGGGATTTCGTCAGGTGGTGCCAACTTGGGGGACTCTGGACTTTTGTGGCGCTCCACGGAGCCTTCGCTCTTATAGGTTTTATGCTTCGGCAGTTTGAGATTGCCCGTCTTGTAGGTATCCGTCCTTATAACGCAATTGCATTCTCTGGTCCTATTGCAGTATTCGTTTCTGTATTCTTGATGTATCCACTGGGGCAATCCAGTTGGTTCTTTGCTCCCTCCTTTGGTGTTGCTGCTATCTTCAGGTTCCTTCTGTTCCTTCAGGGTTTCCACAACTGGACCCTCAACCCCTTCCATATGATGGGAGT